AAGCATGGGTGGGACTCGTAAAAGAGCTGCCCTGCTCCGTGTGTGATGCACCACCGCCCAGCGATGCGCACCACGTCAAGCAGCACAGCCAATACGTTTGCGTGGCGCTGTGCAAAGACTGCCATCAAGGATACAACGGATGGCATGGCACAAAGGCTTTTTGGAAAATCAAGAAGATGGAAGAGATTGACGCTCTCAACATCACAATCGAGCGTGCAGTTGACTTGATCATCTCTGGACGTTGAAAACACAAGTTTTAGTCTGTGTAAAAATACAACACAAAACATAGGGTTTTCACACAAAAAATGTTTGTGAAGGATGGTTTTTCCTTTAACTTGGAGTTATACTAACTCCACTGCAATGATGCAGGTTAACTGGAGAATCCAAATGACAGTCGCAATCAAAACCACCCTCAAAATCGTTGACCAACTCGGCTTGATCCAAGACCAAATTGACCAACTGACCGAGCAAGCTGAAGCTCTCAAAGATCAAATCAAACTGCTTGGCGCAGGCACATATGCTGGCACGATGTACGTGACCACCATCAAACACACTCCAGAGAAAAAATCTACGTCATGGGCTTCAGTTGCCAAAGAGCTGAATGCACCTGCTGACTTGGTCGCCAAACACACCAAGATCACCAAAGACATTTTGTCTGCTGAAACAAAACCTTTGTCCAACTAATCAATGGGGCTTCGGCCCCATAGGAGCAAAACATGGAAAACTCAATTCGCATCAACGGAGAAAACCTTCGCCACTTTATCTTTGTTGACCAGTTTGACGATGATGTCTGGATCAGCTTGAACGTGCCTGGTGGCCGCACCTACATGACGTTGACTCACAACCAAACCAAGCAGTTGATCGCCGCCTTGGAAAAAGCCTTGGAGGTTGCCAATGCTTGAAGACCTCAACCCAACAACACGCTGCTATCCGCGCACGCTGCTGGAGGCATTCCCCAACTCAATCGACCGTGCAGGGTGGTTCTACCCACCTGAGCAAAACAATAGCTGGCGCAACCTGCTCATGGCCTACGTGGCGCTGGTGATGTGGGTCGGCTTGGCATATTACTTTTCAAAGAATTGAGGACATCATGAAAGAAATTAGCGACCTGCAAAAACAAATCTTGGGCAATGCTGGGCATGTCAAGTTTTTCACTCAACAAGAGTTTGACGAAGCCATGGCCATCGCCCAAGCTGAAATCATGACCGTGGCCATTGAGACAACCAAGCGTGCCATCTTCATCGAGCGCCAAGCGTGCTCAGACTTGGTCAAAGAGCTGGCGGCAGCCGAAGATGAGGGTGAGACATGCACAGCCCTCAAAAACGCGGCTGAGGCCATCCTGAACCGCATCCCAAGCCAAAGGCAATGACCATGAAGCGCTACTTCTCAATCATCTGGTATTGCATGACGCCGTTTGTGGTCAGCTATACGTTCTGGTACGTGATTGGCGCTGGCATCTCAGCAAGCTGGGACACCGCCAACTGGACGATGGATTTAAAAATCACACTGACCGTATGGGCGTGCGTCTTTGCAATCATGTTGCTTTTCAAACTTGAGCACGAAAAATGATTTACCTTAAAGAAAAACACAAGGACGGCAAACCTACGATTTGGGCAAGATTCTCAAATGAAGAGTTGGCGCAAGCCACCAAAGCATTGATTCAACTGCGCCGCACCTACAAACACAACTTTTTGTATCTCAGCAAAGAAAGAGCAGGTAAATGATGGATTGGATTGACATTATTGTTGGCGGAGTCGTTGCCATTTTTATTGTTGGTGGTTGCTTGGCGTTGTACGCTGATGCAACTAACCATCCTTGGGAGGATAGTGATGATTGAAGCAATGAGACAAGCGCTTGAGCATATCGAAGGCAACTACACGGTGTCAGCAGAAGACGCTATCAAAGCCCTACGCCAAGCCATTGCAGAGGCAAAGAAGCAAGAGCAGGGTGAGCCTGTGGGATGGATAGACAGTAAAGGAAACATGATTTGCACAAAAATAAATGAATCTTGTAAACCTCTTTACACCACACCACAACCAAAGCAAGAGCAGGGTGAGCCTGATGATGAGGTGCTTGGTTTTAATGGTTGGGGGTTTCCTATTGAGCCTCCACCAAAGCCAAAGCAACAGCAGGGTGAGCCAGCTACTCTTGAGGAAATACGAAAAGCAATGATTTTTGGAATCCCTCTCTACACCACACCACAACAACGCAATCCAGTGAAGTTTCCAACAATGCTTCGCAAAATGTGGTCAGGCAGTGAAGTGCAGGATTGGCTTGATGAGAACGTCAACAAGGAGTAAGCGATGCCATGTAACTTATGTGGAAAATGGAATTGTGTTTGTCAGTATTCACAATCCAAGCAAGAGCAAGAGTTTACGTCCTGCTTTTTCAGCCGCGAGGCCATGAAAGAGCATAGCGACTTTCACCCACAACCAAAGCAAGAGCATGGTGAGCCTGTGGCGTCCGCATGGATGTATCAAGGTGAAATGGTCAACGCATTTCCTTGGCCCCCTAACGACCCAAGAGGATGTGACAACGATAAGTATTGGGAGGGGAAGGGTTACACATCTGAGCCTCTCTACACCTACCCACGACCCCGCAAGCCGCTGACGAATGAGCAAATTGATGAAATCGCCGACACAGTGGCAAATATGCCTTTGGTCGGAATTGTGCATGACTTTAGAACTCGTTTTGCCAGAGCAATCGAAGCCGCCCACGGCATAAAGGAGAACACATGAAATATCCGTCTTATTGTTGTCAAAAATGCGGAGAAATGATTGGCTGGCTTGGTCGAATCATGCCGTTTCACAAATGTAAGGAGAAGAACAATGGATAAACCAACAACGTATCTAAAACGGTTGCAAGAAGAGCTGCGTTTGCTTGTAGACCACAATGAAAACACGCTTGGTTATGTTCGTTTGCTAAATGCACAAGTGGCTGGCAACACTCACCGAATCACGGAGTTGCAACACAAAATCGCCAAAGAGTTGGGTGTAGGGCCATACGACAAGGAGAATAGCCATGTTTAAGATGTGCTGCGGAGAATGTGGCGAGTGTTGGTGGGTTGGTAATCCCAGAGCCTGCAAGTGCCCTGACGAAGAGCCAAAGCGTGAGTTTGTTGGGCTGACGGATGAGGAGATGCGTGAACTCGAAAAGCAATTCGAGGCAGAGCGTGTCCGCACATCTGACGAAGAATATTTGGTCATCTATCCAGCCGCTTACTGGCAATGGCAACGAGCCATCGAAGCCAAACTTAAGGAGAAAAACACATGATCGGAGCATTCATACTCGTGGTGTTGCAAAACACCAGCAACAACGGTTTGGGCTGGGAACGCCTCGGAGAATTCAAAACCAAGGCGCTGTGCGAGAAAGCCAGAGTTCAACTCATGGCAACGCAAGAACAAAATAAAAATTGGTACGCCCCGAAATCGTTCGTTTGTTTAGCAAAGGACATGGACTGATGACACACGAAGCAGGCAAAGGCGACAAACGCCGTCCAGAAGACTCCAAAGCCTTCATGGAGAGCTTTGATCGGATATTCCGACCACAGGCATCAACTCAAGAAAAAATGCGCCAAAACGCCGAAATTGAAGAGTTGAAGCACATCACCCGCAACCTTGACCGCAACACAGGATCAAACAAATGACCACCGCCAAAAAAACAACCGCCAAAAAACAGTCGGTTGAACCGAGCAAAACCCCTAAAAGTACACAGAAACCAATGAAGTCTGTAGAAAAAGAATTCGCTATGCCGCAAGAAGTGAAGGATTGGATCGACCAAGCCAGCAGCCGATTGATGCACATGCAAACCAAGATCAATCGCTTGGAGGCCGACAACAAAGCATTGCGCATGGCCAACAAGGTCATGGAGCAGCGTGTTCTTGGAATGAGCTTGGAGTGACCATGAACATCATCATGTATGACGATGAGACGGCAGAGATTGCTGGAACATTTGCAGAGTCATTGGCCAAAGCTATGAAACACACTGGCGAAGCAGTGAACATGGCTCTTGAAGAATTAAAAACACAGATTGTTTGGTACACACCAAAAGTTCTGTCCAAACGCCGAGGAGTTCGTGGCCGCGCAAGAGCACTCAAATGGAGAAAGCAATGACACAAGATAAAACACCCCCACGGTTCATTGAGCTGGTATTTGGCAACCAATACGCAATCCGCCTATACAAGACAGACGACAAAATGGGAGGAGAACCCGTCTATCGAATGCAAGGCACGCCGCAAGGCATAGAGGCCATGCAAGCCGACATCGACAGCGTCTTCCCAAGAACCACAACTTCAGGTTAAACTCCAGCTCACAATGCACTGAAACGAATGTGCGAAAGGACTGAAATATGACCAGAGAGAAATACATGTTAGTGTCAACTAACTTACTGAATAAACAATTTAAAAATATTCAGGAGGGAGTATGACTGCTAAGAAAGGGGCCGGGAGACCGGCTGGAAGCCCCAACAAGGCCACATCGGAAGCTCGGCAGGCCATAGCTACCTTCGTGGACGGAAACGCTCACAGGCTCACTGAATGGCTCGATAGGGTTGCAGACGGTGTGAAGGCGATTGACCCTGAGACTGGTGAAGAGAAGTTTATCGTCCCACCAAACCCAGCCAAAGCCTTCGACATGTTCCAGAGCGTGGTTGAGTACCATGTGCCCAAGCTGGCACGCATGGAAGTGGCAGGCGACCCAGAGGCACCGATCAAGCTGGAAGGCGAGTTCGATCTGTTTGACGAGCTCCTCAAGCACTATGCAATGAGTCGCCAAGAGCAGGAGTAAGCCATGATCCATCACACACCCGAAGGACATCACATCAAGCTAGGGCTCAACTTCAGCCGGGCACCGGGCGGCTTTCGCATGCTGTGGGCTTGGTATGACTTCGCAACCCAGACAGCCACCACCTACCGTCTACGAGTGCGCCTGCACATGGCTCCGCGCATCATGTGGGAGGTCAAGAAGTTCAATGTGATCGACAGCTACCTGATGGTTCACGACCTTGAGCTGGTGCACAAAGAGGTGCTGGAAGACCTCAATGCCATGGAGCGCACCCAGAAGCGCACCAACGAGCCCTACGCCCTTATCAAGCCCCTATGAGCACGGTTGTAGAGCTACTGAAAGACCCAGACACCAGAGAGCGGTTCAAGAAGCTTGACCCACGCCAACAACTAACGATCCAATGGCGTGCCAAGTGGAACACCAAGGCACACAAGTTCCAGCTTGAACCACCAGGCGACTGGTGGAATATCTGGTTGATGCTGGGAGGCCGTGGATCAGGCAAGACACGCACCTCAGCCGAGACTCTGGGCTACTGGGCCGCAAGTGAGCCCAACACACGATGGTTGGTATCAGCGCCAACATCGATGGACCTGCGCAACACCTGCTTTGAGGGTGAGTCTGGCCTGCTGGCTGTGATCCCCTCCGCATTGATCCTCGACTACAACAAGAGCTTGCACCAGATCAAGCTGTGGAATGGCTCCATCATCACCGGCGTGCCGGCCTCAGAGCCTGAGCGCCACCGTGGTGGTCAGTACCACGGGGCATGGCTGGACGAGCTGGCGGCATGGGACTACCTGCAAGAGACATGGGACATGATCCAGTTCTCTGTGCGTCTGAAGGGTAAGCGTGGCACCAAGATACTGTGCTCCACCACGCCAAAGCCCAAACCATTGATTATGGACTTGTTGGACAGAGAGGGCAAGGACGTCGTGGTGACCAAAGCCTCGACTTACGTCAACATCGCCAACCTTGCGCCCAGCTTCCAACAGCAGATTCTCCAGTACGAGGGCACCAAGCTCGGTCGGCAGGAGATTCACGCCGAGATCATTGACCCCGAAGAGGGCGGCATCGTTAAGCGTGAATGGTTCAGGCTCTGGCCAGACGGCAAACCCTTCCCCAAACTGGAGTACATCATCCAGAGCTACGACTGCGCCACATCGGACAAGACGCACAACGACCCGACTGGCTGCATCACCATGGGCGTGTTCAAGCCATTGGACGGCGGGATGTGTGTCATCATCCTCGACTGCTGGCAAGAGCACCTGCAATACCCACAGTTGCGGCCAAAGGTCATCGACGAGTACGAGGTGGTGTACGGCGAAGGCAAGAACAAAAAGCGCGTGGACTTGCTGCTGGTGGAGGACAAGAGCGCAGGCATCAGCCTGATCCAAGACTTGCACCAAGCCCACTTGCCCGTCCATGCCTACAACCCCGGCAGGGCTGACAAGATACAGCGGCTGTCCATCGTGGCCAACATCATCAGAGCTGGCCGTGTGTGGGTGCCAGAGTCTGGCGTCAAGAAGGGATTCGTGCGTGACTGGGCGGAGGGCATGGTCAGCCAGATATGCTCATTCCCCGAAGGCACAATACACGACGAGTTCGTAGACTGCATCAGCCAAGGCTTGAGATACCTGCGTGATGGTGGCTGGATCAGCATCGACGCACCACCACGGGACGACTACGATCCAGAGGACGTCATCGACGCCTTGGACTTCAACAAGCGCTCCCAGTTGACCAACCCATATGCCGTTTAGTCGGTTGAACCGAGCAAACTTGCATGAAACTTACAACACCTTGCTGTAGACGTACAGGGCGTGCGAAGGCATAATGACGGCAATTTCCCCCATTGAGGTTGACATGGCCACACCACCACCAGACATTGCGGCAAAACTTGACATACTTCGCCAGCAAGCTGCTGAAAAAGCCAAGCAGGACGCTCAGTATTCACGGCAAACTGATCGCCAGTACACGCCAGTCATTCAACCCAATCCCAATTGGATGCCAAAGAAAGCCGACGGCGGGAACATCGACGCCATGCGACTTGCGCTGATGAACAAGGGCGGACAGTATCCTTATGCGGATGCACATGAAAAAGCAAGATTGAATGCAATCAAAATGCTTGGGTTACATGAGCACAACACGGCGGCAGACCGAGCCAAAGCAATGGGTTTTGACTTGGAAACATTCCACGGCACAGATCATCCAGACATTGAATCACTTGATCCAGAGCGCACTAAAGTAGTGAAAGGTGTGTTCTCAACCACCCATCCACGAACTGCATCTCGCTATGCCGAAGACAATAAGAAACGAGCTGGTGAAAAAAGCGCACCAAACATAATCCCATTGTTGTTGAAATCCGCATCTCACAAAGGCATGTCTCGGTTTGACATCAACACCATCAATAGCCACAGAGAGCGTGGCGACAAAGGTGTCTATCGTCCTGAGATGCAAACCGCAGTTACGTTTGATCCTTCGCACATGCGTTCACGATTCGCAGCATTTGATCCAGCAAGAGAGCACGAAACTCATTTGCTTGCCGCAAATGGTGGCTCAGTCACCCACGCCCATCACCTTGAAATAGAAGAGCGCCCACTATGAAAGACCTCGTCGGAAAAGGCAAGCCGTTTTACTCGGCAATGGACATGGCCGCCAAGGCGCTCAAGCGTAAAGTGGGCACAGGCTCAGAGTTCTTGAAAGAGCTGATGGCGTTGCCCGGCGTCAAGCCAACCGAGCTGAAGGAGCGCAACCTTGAAGGCTTGATGAATGCGCCACGCATGACGCATGAAGAGTTCTTGACCCACTTGGCGGCCAAGCCAGCGCCAGCCATCCGTGAAAAGATTTTGAAAAATCCAACCGCCGACGATGTCGAAAAGGCGGTTAGGAAAAAACTTGAAAAGACCGAAGCTGAAGAGCTGAAGTCTCAGGGTTATAGCAAGAAGGAAATTGAGCAAGAGCTGGAAGGTTACGCCAACAACATCAAAAGAAACCGTCCAACCATTTGGGATCAGATATGGCGCAACACATACTCAGACCTGAATCAAAACCCAACTGCCCATGACCAGTACACATTGCCAGGCGGAGAGCGTTACCGAGAGATGCTGATCAAAGCTCCCAAAGGCGGAGATGAATTCCCCGGCGTGTCTCAGCACTTTGGTGGCGAACCCGGCATCTTAGCCAGTATGCGCCTCAAAGATCGCACTGGTCCTAACGGTGAGAAGTTGTTGCACCTTGAAGAGTTGCAGTCGGACTGGCACCAACAAGGGCGTGAGAAGGGTTACAAGGGCAACACAAGCACCGAAGGCTGGAGCGTAAAGTCGCCAAATCCTTATGAGCCAAACGAAGTTATCGTGTATAACCAAGATGGCAAACCTGTATGGACTGGAACTAATCGTTTTGGCACAGATAGGCAAATCATTGATAAAGTGTCTGCACGATTACAAGAAGACAAAGTGCCAGACGCCCCATTCAAAAAGAACTGGGAAGAGATGGCGCTCAAACGCTTGATGCACCATGCAGCCGAGAAGGGCTACCACGGCTTGGTGGTGACGCCCGGCGACGTGCAAGCTGATCGGTATAGCTTGGCCAAGCATGTTGGCATGGTTGCTTACCATCCTGAAGAGCAAAGATTCCAAGCATTTAAACCAAACAGAGAAACGGTCATGAATGAACGGGGTGTCACGCCTGAACGTATCTCTGAATTGATTGGTAAAGAAGCCGCAGAAAGACTTTTGAAAGCTCCAAAAGTTGGAGATCATCATTTTTTAGAAGGTGAACAACTTCAAATGGGCGGCGAAGGCATGAAGGCGTTCTACGACAAAAAGGTTCCCAATATTCTCAACGCCATCGGCAAGAAGCACGGCGTGAAGACTGGGGTCATGAAAGTTCCAATGCCATCCAAGGACTCAACCAAAGTTCTTGGATACCCCGGCGGTGAAGAGTATGTCCAAGGAAGAACAAATTGGGATGAATTTTTGAAACAAAGCCCTCAAGCCGCAAAAGAAATCGGAACTCATTTGCATCACTTCCCTATCACCGAGCCAATGCGTCAAGACATTCTCAAAAACGGTCTGCCACTGTACAAAGAAGGCGGCATGATCCACAAAGCCATAGGAGGCACAGTGCAACCATCAATCAATCAAATGCGCACAGCGCTGATGGAAAACAAGTTTGCTGTGCCAGCGTCCGACCTCAAGTCAGTTGGCGCACAAGAAGCGCCACAGCTTGACACCAAGGTGTATGTGAACGAAGGCGGCCAAGACGGCATGGGCGGTGTAGACATGAATGCCATGCAGCCGGGTATGCAACTGATGCAAGCCCAGCCCAACCTCGACCCAACCAAGAATCAACCACAGCAAGGCGGCCAGCCACCTAGTGCAGGCGCATCCAGCCCCGCACAGCAGCCGCCCAGCAACATCTTGCAGATGACACGCCAAGGGCAGGCCATGAACGCCATGACACCGCCCCAGCAGCCTCAAGGTTTGGCAAAGGGTGGCCAGCCATCGGTTGAAGAGATGCGCATAATGTTGTCGCCCAAATACAAGCCCGTAGCAAAAAAAGCGTCTGAGGTGCTTGGCCAGCATGAAGGTAAACATCTCAAGGTGACACAAGCTGACCGCACCAAGGTTGGCGAAGGCTTTTTGGGTGGTCCGGGCTTTTCATCATTGCAGCACGTTGATCCTGACTACGCTGGCTTGGCATGGGGCGTCAACCATCCATCGGCAGCCAGCAAGTTGGTGAATGCAACCAGAGCGCACCCTGAAGGCGATGTGCTTTGGTCAACCTTGCTCGGCGCTCCAAACCAACACACATCAAACCAAATGGTGTTTGACATGTTGCTCAAGCAGTTCAAAGCCGCCATCAAAGCAGGCAAGATGACGCCCGAGTTGCGTGATGCCATCAATGCCAAGCTGGCTATGTTCACAGACAATGAAGGCAACCGCTACTTTGAAGGCAACGACAACATTGCCAACAAAAACTTTTTCAAAAACCTCAAGACATTTGATCAACGTCGTGAGATGGCAAACTTGATGGGCGGATTGGGTGTTGGCGGCAAGAAAGGCCAAATCATTGACTACGACAAGACCGTGGCCGATACAACCGAACCTGAGTTGTTGGGTGCACCAACCCACGCTATTGGGCCACGCTTGTTTCAGTTGAGCGGCTTGCGTTCGTATCAACCTGAGATTCACCCAGCCTTCCCCCACATCTTGCACGGCGAAGACTTGGGCGAGATGTTCCACCCAGTACCCAAAGAATTGATGCTGCCAGAGTTTCATGAGCACATCAAAAACACCAAAGGCCGCAAGGTGGGCTTTATGGACTTGACGCGCAACACGCCGTCGCAACACATCACCGAGAAGTTTTTGACCAGCTTGCAAAAAGCAGGTCACAAGAAGGGCGGCAAAGTGAAGGATAATCTCGACACTATGCGTCTTGCTTTAACAAAAAATTCAAAGAAGAAGGCTAAATGATGGATGAACTGAACCAACCCGACATCGTCGAGAACGAAGACGGCAGTGCTGATGTCACGATGCCTGACATTGATACCGACATCGAGGAGCTTCCCGACGGCTCGGCCATTGTTAACTTCACAGAAGAAGGCCCCGAAGAGAACCCAGACTTCTACGCCAACATGGCTGAAGAGTACGACAACTATGCTTTGTCGTCTTTGGGTATGCGCTACACCGACTTGGTCAAGAAAGACAAAGACGCACGTGAAGAGCGGGACAAGAAGTATGAAGAGGGTCTGAAGCGTACTGGCATGGGCAACGACGCCCCCGGCGGTGCGACCTTCATGGGTGCCAGCAAGGTGGTGCACCCCGCCATGGCTGAAGGATGTGTGGACTTTGCCGCACGCGCCATCAAAGAGATGTTCCCGCCAGATGGCCCCGTCCGCACCAAGATTCTTGGCAAGATGGACGACATCAAGGCCGAACGCTCTGAGCGCAAACGTGACTTCATGAACTGGCAACTCACCGAGCAGATCGAAGAGTTCCGTGACGAGCAAGAGCAGTTGCTGACCCAGTTGCCATTGGGCGGCTCACAATACTTCAAGCTGTGGTTTGACGAAGAGAAAAAACGTCCATGCGTGGAGTTTTTGCCAATTGACCGTGTGATCATTCCCTTTGCGGCCAGCAACTTCTACACGGCACAGCGTGCCACGGAAGTGCATGAGATTACCCATTGGGAGTTTAACCGACGCATTGCCAGCGGCATGTACAGAGACGTAGACGTTGTCCGCTCGACGCAAGCCCCTGATCCCACCAAGCCTGAGCAGGCCAACAACAAGATCGAAGGCCGCAATGGCCAAGACAACGAAGATGGCGTGCGCAAGATTTACCACATCTACACATGGCTTGAGCTGGAAGACGATAAGTACAGCAAAGGCAAGATGGCACCTTACATCCTGATGCTGGACGAACTGGACAACGAAGTCCTTGGCTTGTACCGCAACTGGGAAGAGCAAGACAAGACGATGACCAAGCTGGACTGGATCGTCGAGTTCAAATTTATCCCTTGGAGGGGCGCATATGCTATTGGTTTGCCTCATCTTATCGGTGGCTTATCTGCTGCTCTTACTGGCTCTTTACGTGCTCTTTTAGACTCTGCGCACATCAACAACGCGGCGACCATGCTCAAGCTCAAGGGAGCGAAGATCAGCGGTCAAAGCCAACAAGTTGACGTCACGCAGATCGTGGAAATTGAAGGCGCACCGGGCGTGAACGACATTCGTCAGATCGCCATGCCTATGCCGTTCAACCCGCCCAGCCAAGTGCTGTTCCAGTTGCTTGGCTGGCTGGACACGGCCGCCAAAGGCGTGGTGAGCACCAGCGAAGAGAAAATTGCCGACATCAGCAACAACGCACCCGTGGGCACCACCCAAGCCCTGATTGAGCAAGGCGCCGCGGTGTTTAGCGCCATCCACGCACGCTTGCACGAGTCCCAAGCCCGTGTGCTCAAAATCCTTTGCCGCTTGAACCGCTGGCACTTGGACGAGATGCAAAAGGGTGAGATCGTTGCCGATTTGGAAATCAACCGAGAAGACTTCTCACGCAACACCGACGTGGTGCCCGTCTCTGACCCGCACATCTTTAGCGAAACCCAGCGCATGGCTCAAAACCAAGCTGTGTTGGCGCTGGCTGAGAAGCACCCAGACCAGTTCAACATGCAGGCGGTCATGTCACGTTTCCTGAAGCAGATGAAGGTGCCCAACATCAACGAGTTGATGAAAGACACGCCAGCTCCAGAGCAACGCACCAGTGCGGATGAGAACGCCGCCATGTTGTTAGGTCAGCCGTCCTATGCTTACATGCAGCAAGACCACATTGCGCACATCCAAGATCACTTGCAATTTGGCCTCAACCCATTCTTGGGTCAGTCGCCGTTTGCCGATCCAAATTACCTCAACAACTTGATCGAGCACATCAAGCAACACATGACGCTGTGGTACTTGAACCGCTCGAACACTTATGTGGCCAAAGCCAACCGCGGCAAACCCGTGGACAACTACGACGATCCAGCGCTCACAGCAACCATTGACAAGCTCTACACGACCGTTGGCGGCCATGTCTTACTTGACACGGGGGAAGTGTTCCAGCAGTTCATTCCAGCCTTCCAAAAACTCATCCAGCAAGCCCAGCAAAAAGCTCAAGCTGCTCAAGGTCAACTGCCGCCCGATGCACAGGTCGTCAAAGACACCAGCATGGCAGAGACTCAGCGCAAGACTCAAGACGATGCTGCGAACCACCAGTACGAGCAACAAAAATTGCAAGCGGACATGCAAAAGCACGCCATGGACAATCAAACAAAGATTGCCATTGAAAACGCCAAGCTGACGCACGAAGCAATTTCAAACATGGTGCAACCCGCACCATCCATGCCGCAACCCGCGGCGCAACCCGCAGCACCTGCTGCACCACAACCTCAAGGAGCGCCAAATGGCATCTGATAACGAACAACGCAGCATCAACGTGCCACAGCACAAACGCTTGGCTCAAGGTGCGCCCATCAACGGTCAAAGCATGAAAGACACAGGCCAGAAAAAACAAGGTGGCTTGGCTCACGTGCCAAAGAAACATAAATGATTGAACAACTGATCCATGTGATCAAGGTACGTCAGCAAGAGATTGCGCAATCGTTGATGGCAGGCAATGCCGTCACGTTTGAGGCGTACCAGCGTATGGTGGGCGAAGCTCAGGGACTGAAATACGTCCTTGACTCGTTCGACCGTATGGCGGAAGAAGAAGAAAACAAAGAATAAGACCCTAGTCCTTGGGTCTGAGGCCGCGCTGCAAAGCGCTTTAACGATGCACCTGCAATATGGTGTCAAAAGGAGTGAGTATGAGTGAGAAAGACCCGATCCCCACGATTGAGGGGGACGATAGCGTGCCTGATCCAGATCAACTGGCATGGGCATTTCCTGACGTCAAGCCGGGGCAAGCACCCTTTGGCGGTCGAGTGATTGTGCAACTGCGTCGAATCAAAAAGACGTCTGGCCGCATCATCATCGTTGACGAGACAAAAGAGAACGAGAAGTGGAACAACATGATCGGCAAGGTCGTGGCGCTTGGACCATTGGCGTTCAAAAACCGCGACACCATGCAGCCATGGACTGAAGGCGCATGGGCAGAGGTGGGCGACTTTGTGCGCGTGCCTCGTTGGGGTGGCGACCGTTGGGATCGACCTGCACCTGACACCAAAGATGGCGAAGACCCAGTGCTCTTCATGACTATCAACGACCACGAGTTGATCGCTAGGATCACCGACAACCCACTGTCATTCAAAACATTTGTCTAACAAGGAAAAACCATGTCAGAAAAAGACGAAAAAGCAGTAGAACTGCAAGTTTCCGAGGCTCAAGATGGCTCNGCNGTCATTGATTTGCCCGAAAACTTTATAACTGATGATGAGGATACGCCTCAAGAAGCAGTACAAAAGGATGAACCAGTCGGTTCAACCGACTCAACAGACGAAGCAGACCATCCAGATGACTCAGATGCCGTGCGTGAAGCCAAACGAGCACGTCGCCGAGCCAAAAAAGACCTGATTCGCAAGACAAACGAGGAAAAAGACCTTCGTTTGCAACAACTTCAACGTGAAAACGAAGAGTTCAAGCGCCGTTTGGCCAGTGTGGAAGACCGCACACGCCAAAACGACCTTGCACGCATCGACAAAGGCATTGAAGACAGCCAAGTCCGCTACGAATACGCCAAAATGAAGCTGGCGGAGGCTGTGAGCGGCAATGATGGCCATGCCATGGTGGAGGCGCAAGAGCTTTTGGATCAAGCCAAGCAAGAGATTGCCCAGTTGAGCCAATACAAGCGTGCAGCCGTCGATCAACAACGCCAACAACCCCAGCAACGTAACGATATTCAGCTTCCTGATCCTGCTGTGCAGCGTAATGCCGCAGAGTGGATCAAGCGCAATGGCTGGTACAACCCCAATGCAACCGACCGTGATTCATTGATCGCCAAAAAGCACGATGAAGCACTGATTGCCGAAGGCTGGGACGCTTCTGATCCAGATTATTGGCAAGAACTTGACAGCCGCTTGCAAAAAGCATTACCACACCGCTACAATGTGCCCAAAGACGTTAATTCTGACGTTCGCAAACCGAGGAACACTGTGGCTAGTTCTGGTCGTGAGGCTTCAGCATCATTTGGGGGCAGTAATCGCTCCCAGTTTGTTTTGACACCTGAGCGTGTCAAGGCAATGAAAGATGCTGGCGCGTGGGAAAACCCCACACGCAAAGCCAAGATGATTGAAAACTTCATCAAATTCGACCGTCAAAACCGCAATTAATACTTGGAGAACATAATGGAATCCGTGTACACACTTTACATTGCGACAAACATCGTTAATGGCAAGCAGTATGTCGGACTGTCCAAAGAATTCCAAAAGCGCTTGATTTCACACAAGTGCGCCAAAACAAAGTCAGCATTTCATGCCGCCATCAAAGAATATGGTTTTGACAAATTTGTCTTTTCACATATTGCTGATGCTTTTGACTTGCAGTCGGCTTGCGATTTGGAGCGCATGTTGATTCAACAACACAACACACTGAGTCCAAACGGATACAACCTAACGGTTGGCGGTCAAATAGGGCCAGTTGGATACAAACACAGCGCCGAAACGAAACAAAAAATTCGTGAAGCAAACCTCAACAAAAATCATTTGGTCAAAGAAAAATTTGCAAAAGCTCAACTTGGAAAAGAACGTGATGCCGACTTTCGCGCAAATGCAAGCGCAAAAATGAAAGAAGTTTGGGCAAAACGTAAGCAAGCAAAAGCTGAAGCAAACAAAATTCTTTCCAATATTCAAAATAAGGAGTACTATCATGACTGATAGTCGTCTCAAAAAATCTCTCAACGCTGGTGGT